CTGTAAGATGATTCTTTTCCTTGACGGCAATACTAAGTGCTGTAATCTCCGGCGCATTATTATAAGTTTGCGTGAATTGTGTAATTTCATTGAATAGTGTCCTCTCTGTCCTGTCAGAGAAATAATCTTCTTTTATGAATGGTAATACTTTTCTTAAATAGTCCTCATTATAAATCAGGTGTTTCAGTATCGCTTGTTCCAGTTTCATCTACTATTTCCGTTTCAATGTTTGCCGACATAAGTTCGACCAATAAGTTGCCAATGTAGTTTTTAAAATCTTCATTCTTTTCAAGCTTTCTAGGCTTGTCTATGGTAGATTCTAACACATCATAGGCGAAAAGTAAATGCATTTCATCATTCTTTTCCTCAAATTTAACCTTACCATATTTAAAAATAGTATCTTTATATTCACCTTCTAAGAGTTTGATATTAACCGTTTCTTTATCATTCTTAGGGTAAATAAAACAATAATCAATACCTTCAATCATCTACCATCTCCTCTGCTTCTTCATGTAAAATATCTCCCGTAGCAATTTGATATTTACCACGAACAAAATCACGGAAGCTTTCGCTTGTAATAATTGGCAACCAAAAATCTTTTGTATCAGTTTCTTTGATGCGGTATTTCTTTTCTTCTATTTCACCAGTATTTTGGTCGACCTTAGAATACCATCCGTTTGTTGGCTTGACAACGTGTCCTGATTCAAGAGCGAGGTCAAGTAAACCAGACCAGCGAGAGATACCACCATCGTGCTTAACAGAAACAGGAATTTTTGATTTTTCTTTAACATATCTTGATTTTTCCACATTAATAATAAAATTATAACCTACAACTTCTGTGCCTTCTTTTTCTTGCTGACGACCAATAATAAAAATATTATCAGCAGAATAATAAGAACCTGTACCACCACCAACGATATCTTTAGGGAACATTCCAATTTCTTTGTAAGTATGATTAACAACAATCATTGGAATATCTTTAAGAGATAAATGTGGTGTAACCATTCTGAACAATGACTTGACCGCTTTAGCTCTTGTCATATCAGCAACTGATTTACCTTCAAGTGCATCATCAACTTCTTTCTTTGAAGCAAGATTACCAATTGAATCAATCACAATAATTAATCTATCTCCTCTTTCAACATTAGAAATCTGTTGCATTATATCTGATTTTAATTGTTCAATGTCAGTAAGAGGAGTATGAAGCACCCTATCAGTATCAATTCCAAAAGAATCGAAATAGGACTGAGGTGTACCAAACTCAGAATCATAAAATAAAAGAGCCGCATCTTCGTATTTCTCCAAATAAGATTTTGCCATCAAAAGTGAAAAGGCAGTCTTAAAGTGTTTTGATGGTCCTGCCCACATTGTAAGACCTGGTGTTAAACCACCGTCAAGTTGACCAGATAAGGCCACATTGATAATTGGTACTGGTGTTGGAATCATGTCCTTACTTGTGAAGAACTTTGATTTAGATAGAATAGCAGACTCTTTGATGCTGGTATTCTTTTTGATTTTGTCTAATATACTCATAATATTCCTTTAATTAAAAAAATCTTCAAGCGAACTTACCTTCTCAGTTTTCCATTGAATACAATCAAGGATAACTTTAATAGGCTCTACAAAACATTTGTCAAATTGCATATCATAATCAATATATTTGTGTATGTCAAATTCTTTAGGCAATCTTGCCGGAAATGAAATCACGGTATCTTTAAACGGATTTGGCATTTTCAAATAACTATACTTCAACTTCTCACCTTCTTGAATCAATGGATATTTTTTAGTTAAATCCATTTGTTTCAAATAATGATTATACAGTATGGCACCCTTTACATGAATCGGAGTACCCAATTTATATAATGATGTAGCATCTGTATATTTAGCTAAGCCGTTACAACCTCTTGGTGAAGATATTTCTTCTGGTGGTAAATTTTTAAATTCATCTTTAAAATTAGCAATAAAGTTATGCATATCATTTTCTGTACCAGATATCATAATGCGAATTGCTTGCTTCATTTTTTCACGAATAACATATGGTGTAGATGATTTTACCATCTCAAGACCCATTACTTTCATTTCTGGTTCTTTATACTGCACACCTTCATTATTGTATACGTTGAGAATGTATCGTTTCTTTGCCGTCCATATTCCTTTATCAGACAAGCCTTCACGTTTCATCTGCATTTTCTGCGTAGGTGCCTTAACATAATCAGCAAGTTCTTGATAACACTTATCAATATACGGTTGCAACTTATCATTACAAACTTTATCCATAAATTTGATAACATCGTTTGTATTAGGTATTCCCTTGTTGTAGACACGATTAACCAATTCTCCAAGACGAAGATAAATCGAATCAGTATCACTCGCAATAACGTAGTCAACATCTTTTGTTTCTAATACCTTATTCATGTATTGGTTTAATTTTGCTTCTATCCAACGAATTGACAACTGGCCTGCAGTAGTAACACCAAGAGCCATACGGAGGTCATAAAAGCGGAAATATTGAGAACCGCATGCTCCGTAAAGAGAATTTAATCCGACTTTTTTAGCTAACTGTATATTATTATTTTTTGATATAGATTTCTTTAGATTATAATACATTTCAATTAATTCGGTATCAGATAAATTTTTATAATCCATTATTTAATTTTCCATAATATAATTCTACATCGTTGTTTCTATATACTAAAGCTCTTGTAAGATTAGGATTCCTTTTACCATCTTTTCTAAATGGATTTTGTTTTTTCACCCATTCGTTAAATTCTATATCAGTCATATTAATATATTTTTCTTTTGTTTTCAACCTAGATTCACTAATTTTTTTGGATTTTTGAGATGAACAAGGAGATGATTTTCTATTTTTAGGATAATTTTGTATTTTCATTCCTGTTTTTTTAACACGCATTTTTTCAATTCCAAATTTTATTGTTTCTTCGGAAGCTCCAAAATATTTTTTTCCAACTAAATCATTTCTTATTTTTCCTTTTTTAGATTCATAGATTGCTAGTTTAGCTAAAGCAAATTGTCTAGAAGTATAACTAACTGTTCTATGGTTATCTCCATCACTACCTAATACCATCATATGATATGCTTGTGCCATTTTTCTTGTTTTTTGATTATTTGTTCCATATCTTTTCTTAAAAAATTTCCATAAAAGATGGTGTGCAATATAGTGTTCTCGTAAAGTTAACTTAACAATATTTTTATTTTCTCCGTAAATAGATTCGGGGAAAATATGGTGGTTTTCATAATCTTTTCTTTCAAATATTACCGTTCTTTTTTTTGCTTTTTTACAAAGTTTTATATAATGTTTTATATAATTCATTTTTTTTGTCCTTAGATTTTAATACCTTTAGTATTTATAATAAAAGACTATTCAACTCTAAGATTTCTTCTTTCCAATTCAGTTAAAACTAACTCCAATTGCTGTTTTTCTTTTAACATTATTTTTTTTGCGTTTTGTCTTTGTTCAAACATCGTTTCAATTAAACTTGGCATAAATCCTTTGATATCTGTTCTGAAAAACTGTCCATTTGGTGTTAATGTAGCAGTAACCAGCCCGGAAGTATTCACCTGTTTCATTAACATGCCATCAACAGATACACCCTCAGATAAAATCTTTCGCATCTCATCAGAATAATCTTCTGGTTCAATTAACGTTTCAGGACTCATGTTATATTGCATCATTAAACTTGGATACAAAGAGGTTAAGTCAAATGAAGCAACCCAATCATGTAATCCAACTTGAACTTCTTTAACATAAGCACCCTCAAACATACCGTCTTTTTCTTTGACTACTCTTGGCGGTACAATAATATTCTTTTCTAACAAATAAGAATACGTCATCGCATCCCACATACGGGTCTGTGCAAATACATCTTCAAAGTTTGATTTTGTGTCGTATGCCAAAGTTACTGCTAATTCTAACAACTTCAACTTATCTTCTAGTTTTAGAATAATCTGTACATCTCGTATGTTATACTCAATAAACTTTTGAAAGTTTAAACGATATAAAGAGTGTAGATTGTCATACTCATCATAAGATAATTTACCTTCACCTAATTCAATTTGAGCAATAGCATCTAAACGATATGATTCTTGTGACTTGCCGCCAGGAGCATACCATTTGTATAACTCTATATAGTCAAGTGAGGCCACACCCAATAACTCATATGCAATTAAATCTCTGCCATTTATTTTAGTTTTACGTTCACCAATAAAATTCCACGGAGATAATTTCTTGGCATCAGGTTCACCAAGAATTTTACGAAAACGATTAATCAAATACGGTATATCAAAGAACTTTGTATTCCAACCAGTAATAATATCTGGACATTTTTTAGTCCAGAGTTCCATGAATTTTCTACACAAAGTATATTCATCTCTACATTTAACATAGATTTCATCACCTTGTGTTTCATAAATGCCGCAACCAAACACATAAGTCTTATCATTTAAATAGGTAATAGCAATAGCAGTAATTGGTTCATTTGCTTCATAAGGGTCAGGAAAACCATTCTCTGAACCGACCTCAATATCGACTATGCCAATCAATACTTTTTCAAAATCATAATCAACCATACCTTTATGTTCATCGGCAATAAAGGCATATTCATAACGAGTTTGACCATAAATCTTAGGTGCATTTGAAACACCATCAAATTGTTTGATATATTCTCTGGCAGTTTTAATATCTTTACAGATTTTCTGGTCAAGATATTCACCCTCAAGATTGGTAAAATTAGTTACTCGTTTGGAAGGCATGAAAAGTGAAGGAGAATACTCAATTCTTTCCTTCACTCTTTTACCATTTTTTACACCTCGATAGAGGATATAATTACTGAAACTTTGGACGTTTGTATACAAATTAACCTACAATCAATTGTTTATTAGGAAGAACAATACCAGAACCAAATAATTGGTTATAGTTATCTAAAAATTCTTGTGCTGGGACATAGGAGTATACTACATTCTTCTTAGAAAAGGCAACGGTTTGATCCTTTTTTTGTTCTGCGTGTAATGGAAATGGTGCAAAACCAACGTTTGGCTGACCATCTTTGCCACGGACAATGGCTACTCCAACAGGATTACAGACAACAATTTCTGTTTCCGACTCAGATTCAATTTCTCCAAGAACTTCTTCTCCTGTATTTAACTTTAAGATTTTGATATCCATGTAACATTTCCTTTAAAATTGATTGGTATAAATAAGTGTGTAGTTGAATTGATAGTATACATGATTTAAAATCAATTGTCAATTGGCCTTTGGTATTCTTTATTATTCCATATAACTTTTAACACAGGATGCCAAAGAATGACCAATATGAATATTTTAAATAAAATTGCTATTATTTTAGCAATTTTGACATTTTCTAGTGCTTCAATTGCACAATCAGATCCAATTGTAACACAATCCACATCTAATTCTACTAGCACCACTACAACAAATGGTGATACTACAACTAGAGTTATTTCTCCACCTCCTTCAGCAATTTCACCAGCTGTAACAATCATTAACTCTGATGTTTGCGTTGTTGGTTATTCCGGTGCTGCTCAAACACAAATATTAGGTATATCTTTTGGTGGAACAACTAAAGATTATAATTGCGAAAGATTGAAACTTTCCCGTGCATTATTTGACATGGGTATGAAAGTAGCTGCCGTATCAGTTATGTGCCAAGATGAGCGAGTATTTACTGCAATGGAAAACGCTGGTACTCCATGTCCTGTAGACGGACAAATTGGTGCTTCCGCTAAAGAAATTTGGGAATCAAATCCAAAACGTAAGCCACAAAAAGTAAAAAGTAAAGAATAAATGAAAAAATTAAAGGCTTTACTGGCTATCTTTTTAGTTATAAGCGTTTCTTTTAGTAATGCACAGACAACTAAAGTAGGTACGGCTACAGTACTTACTGGTGTCTTATCTTCTCCAAATTTGGTTTATTCAACAGTAAACCCTGCAAATTTACCGGCAGGAACAACTGCTCCATATTCATGGTCAGGATTCACAACAACCACATCAACTGGTGGTGGTACATCTGGAGGTAATCAACCTGGTTATAATACAACAACCGGAACATTTATGTTTGGTTATACTCAATCTACCATTGCTTACACTTATGCATTTAGTCAAGCTTTGCAAAATAGTGGAATGAGTATTGTTGGTTATAATTATAGTTTTCAATATTTAAATCAAGGAACAAGTCGTGGTAGTTTAACGGCTTCTCTTAACTTTGCTTCCACAAATGGTCAATCTTTATACTCCAAAAATTGGACTTTAGGACCAACTACTGATTGGACTACATTAAGTGGAACAGAAACTTTTACCAATGGTTTATTAGCTTCCAATATAGCAAATTTCAGTTTAAGTCTTAATGGTAAAGATGATAGATTTTGGGCAGGATACTATGGACCTCAAATTAAAGTCCCAAGTCTTTCTTTAAATTATACATTTGACCAATGCTCTGTTAATCCACTCTCAAGTCCTTCTTGTTCTGGCTATGCTGCAGCTTATCAAACACAACAATGTTCTGCTAATCCATTATATTCAACTGCTTGTCCAGGTTATCAAGCTGCATATACTACACAACAATGTTCTGCTAATCCGTTATACTCTACAAGTTGTCCTGGCTATGCTGCAGCTTATCAAACACAACAATGTACTAATAACCCATTATACTCCACAAGTTGTCCTGGATATCAACAGGCATATCACGACCAACAATGTAGTATAAACCCATTGTATGCTTCTGATTGTACTGGTTATCAACAAGCGTACCATGACCAACAATGTTCAATTAATCCATTATATGCAACAGATTGTGCTGGGTATCAACAGGCTTATACCACACAACAATGTAATATCAATCCATTATATTCTACTACTTGTTCAGGATATCAGCAAGCTTACACACAACAACAATGTAGTATAAACCCGTTATATTCTTCAACTTGTGCCGGATATCAACAAGCATATACTGCTCAACAATGTAATATTAATCCGTTGTATTCTTCATCTTGTACCGGATATCAACAGGCTTACACACAACAACAATGTAGTGTTAATCCATTATACTCTAATACTTGTAGTGGTTATCAACAAGCGTACCATGACCAACAATGTTCAATTAATCCATTATATGCAACAGATTGTGCTGGATATCAGCAAGCATATCTTAACGCTCAATGTATAAAAGACTCATTATACAGTAGACTTTGTTCAGGATATAATACTGCATATGCAATCAAAAATTTAGTACCAAACGTAGATTCGGCTGCGGTTAATCAATCTTTATCAGGTACAGCAGCTGTATCTGCAAGTAATCCTACATCTGTAAATACCAATGGTTCGGTATCAACAACGCCATCAACAACAGGTAGTACAACGGTAGATTCTGTAATATCAACACCAACAACCACATCTACCACATCAGCAACCTCTGTATCACCAGCGGCTACAAACTCTGTAATTACTCCACAAGCACCTGCTGGTTCACCAATGTCACAGGCTATGTCTGGTCCACAAAATAATGCGCCGCAAGGTGGCGGACAACCACAACAACAAGCTAATAATCAACCAGCACCTTCTAATAATCGTAAAGAACAACCACAGTCTAAAGACAAGCAAGAAGAAAAACAAAAAGAAGCGGTTGCGGCCAATAAAGGTGCAAAGAGTATGGATGAACAAAAGGCAGCACAAAATGCTTTGATTGCATCCATGGGTTCTGTTCCAGGTTTTGATGTTTATTCAAAGGTTATCATTAAAGATTCATTGTTCTATAAACCTTATGACATTTATAAAAATCAAAAAACAATAGATAATAAAAGAAACTTATATGGTTTATTTGGACCAAATGATATTAGATACAACGAAATCATTAATTCACAATATAAATTAGGAAATTAAATAAGGAAAATAAAATGGCAGAAGAAATAAAAGACATCAATGCGGCAATTGATAACGCAGAAGCGGCAGTAAAAAAATATGCTAGTAAAGATACAGTTATTAGTATTGGTGGATATGAATTTACTCCAGCAAAACTAATGGTTGCATTTACATTAGTATCATCAATCTTAGGTGGATTATACGGTGCATTTGAAGTATACAAATCATACCAAGATATGCAAAAGAAAATTGCTAATTATGTAACTCCAGATTTATCTGAATTTGATAAGCGTTTAGCTGTTATGGAACAAAATAGTCAAAAAGAATTAGACTATGTTAATAACATCAAAAACGATTTGAAGGCAGATATTCGTAGACAAGGCGACCAAATTGACCAAGTTGAACGTAGTGCTAAACAAGCTCAAAGAGAAACCGACCAATCTGTTCGTGATGTGAGAAACGAAAATAGAACATTGCAAAAAGAAGTTGAAGGTAGACTTTCCGTATTGCAAAAAGAAATAGATAATAAAATTCAAAAAGCAATGGATAATCCTTTATCCTCTAGATAAGTTTAATAGAGCAATGAAAAAATTACTAGTCATTGTTCTATTATTTTTTAGCGTTAATTGCTTTGCCGAAAGAGCATGGACAGATGAAGAAAAAGAATGGGGCGCTGTTACTGGCGCCCTATTGGTAGCTGATTGGTCAACTTCTATAAATCTTACTCGCCGGTATAATGAAGGTTATTACGAAACTAATCCTGTTCTAGGTAGATACCCAACAACACAACAGATGAACCTACATTTTTTGGTAGGCATACCTTTAATATTCATAGCAGCTGATTATTTACCTGAATATAGAAAACAGATACTAATGATTACAAGTTTAATAGAATTCACTGCCGTGGGCAATAATTTAAATGTGGGCCTTCATTTTGATTTTTAAAACAAATAATTAAGCGTAACTATTTTGAACTGGTGTAGATTCTTGAACTAATTGACCATTTTCATCATAAATTTTGATTGTATCACCTTCTGCTGAACTTGCAAAAACGCTAGCATCTTCAAAAGAATC